AATGAATATATTAACAAAAGTAATCGGGAAGTTTAATTATAACCCGATAGTGGCGTGTAGTACACCAATTAAACTCAATGTTTAATAAATCAAATTTCATTCTTTTTCACTGAAATTTGGAACTATTATAATAAATAAAGACTTGTTAAAATCAAATGAAAATAATGCAACTTTATTTGGAGTTACAATAAAATATGTAGAATCAAATATATTAAAAGGTTTAAAATTTAATGAAATTCTTATAGATGACTGTCAGCATTCTGGCATAGATAATATCGATTATACGGTACAAAAAATATCAAACCCAAGCACACAAACAATTTGGGTAAAAACAATATAACATATTGATTATATTCATAAAAAGTTTCACTTCTATATTATTTATATAAATAATGGAGAAGGAGAACATAAATGGATATAAAAAATAATATAAACAACTTTAATAATTTTATAAAATATGGTAATTTTTTAATAGAAAATCCATACAACGGATTAATTAAATTTGAACCAACATTGGTACAAGAAGACATAATATCACTTATAAATAATAAAGAAAATATTATATCATCATTTCCAAGACAATTTGGATTAACAACTATAATAAGTTTTAAAATTGCGTATGATTTAATATTTGGTAAAAAAGAAAAAATATTATTAATTACTGATAAACACGTTACATCAAAAACCATTAAAAAAAGAGTGATTAGAATAATAAAGTCTTTTTTACAAAACAATGAAAAAAATATAAAAGTTAAAAAATCATCAGATGAAATAATAGTTGGTAATAACATATTGATATTATTAACACCTAGAATGTCACTAAGAGGTCATTCTACATTTGACAAAGTTTACATTGATACAATACATCATATTTCATTAAATATTCTGGGAAACTTTTTAAAAGAATTAGATATTATTATAGATGATGATACACTTTTAAAATTTTTTTCAACAGGTTTTTTTAAAGAAACTGATATCATATACGAGGAATTTAGAGATTTTTTTAAAAAATATAATATAACAAATATTTCATTAAAACAATTAGACACTTGGAAAGATTGGAAAAGGTTGATATTAGAAAGATGGAATAACATTAAAGAATATTTTACAGAAGAAGAATTTAAAAACCAATATTTGTGTAGTTTTAAAAATGTCTAGGGGAAAAAACCCTCGTTTAAAAAAGGCACATACTGAGGAAGAGTATGACAGTAATAGGGCGAGGGAGCTAATCAAATGTGCTAAAGACCCAATATATTTTGCAACTAAATATGTTTATATTAGACATCCATTGAAAGGTCAAATTCTCTTTGATATGTATGATTATCAAAAAGATTTGATGCGTGAATATTTAAATAATAGATATTCAATAGTGTTGAGTGCAAGACAAACAGGTAAAACGGAAACAACGTGTGCATTTTTATTGTGGTATGCAATATTTAAAAAAGATAAAACTGTATTAGTAGTATCAAATAAATCTTCAAATGCGATGGAAATTATATCTAAAATCCAAAATGCATATGAAGAGTTGCCACATTGGTTGAAACCGGGAATTGACGACACATCATGGAATAAACATGAATGTAAATTTGATAACAAATCAAGAATTGTTTCACAAACAACATCTAAAGATTCAGGACGTGGGATGGCAATATCATTATTATATTGCGATGAGTTAGCATTCGTACCAGCACATGTACAAGAAGAATTTTGGGATTCGGTATATCCGACATTATCGACTGGTGGTGGATGTATAATTTCTTCAACTCCAAACGGAAGTGTGAATTTATTTGCACAAATGTGGAGAAAATGGGAAATGAGAATTGGGGATTTTAAAGGAACATTTGTTCCTTGGGATGCACCACCGGGACGTGATGAAAAATTCAAAGAAGAAAAAATTGCCATTCTTGGTCTTAATAAATGGTTACAAGAATATGAGTGTAAGTTTTTATCATCTGATGGTACACTTGTTGATACAAAAGTTATTGAAGAAGATATGAAGAGAGTTAAAGATGTTAAACCTGAATTTACAATTGAAGGACAAATTTTTTGGAAAAAGATTCACCCAGAAAAAACATATCTTGTATCATGTGACCCTGCTACTGGAAGCCAAAAAGATGCATCAACAATTGAAGTATTTGAATTTCCAAGTTTAGAACAAGTAATGGAATATAGGAGTAATACAATAATACCATCTGCATTATACACATATCTTAAAAAGGTTTTAGACTTTTTAACTCAAAATGCTGGAACAGTATTTTTTTCATATGAAAATAATTCAGTTGGACAAGCATTAACAGCGTTATATGAAACTGATGTTAAACCACCTAGTGCATATTTAATCAGTGAAGATGGCAAAGGAAAATTAGGATTCCACACATCACATGTGAGTAAAATTCAAGCATGTATAAAATTTAAAGAAATGTATGAAAAGGGTTTAATAACAATAAATTCTGAACATTTCTTAAAAGAATTATTAAGTTTTGTTAGAAAAGGAAATAGTTATGAAGCACAAACAGGAGCAACAGATGATTGTGTAATGGGTGCTTTGATAATGATAAGAATGTTAGAAGATATTGCAACATTTAATATGGATGCATATACAAAATTATATGGGTTTGAAGAACAAACATGGGAGATTGATGAAAATAATATTGATGATGTACCAATGCCAATAACATTTTGATAAATAATATAAACATATTTGAGAATTTATATGAAAAAAGAAATTTTAATAGAATATCCTTTACATAGATTATACACAGATACATTATCACATTTTAGTACAGAAAGAGAAAAGAGTCAATTACATGTACAGGTAAATTCATATGAAGCGATTCCTTCAATTGATGATAGAGAATTAAAATATACATTTGATACATCATCTACAGGCAAAAATTATCAAACAATAATAACATTTAAAAATGTAAAATATTTGGATAATGAGACACCAACATCTGTAAAAATTGAAGCGGTTGATGGTTCAGAGTATAATATTGAACCAATACAATATGGATTAGCAAATGTTAAAGTAAAATGTACGTGTTTGGATTTTTATTATAGATTTGCAACATGGAATAATAGAGATAAAGCGTTAGAGGGAAACCCCCCACCACCATATGTAAAAAAATCAAATAGACCACCAGTTAATCCAGACCAAATTTCAGGATTATGCAAACATTTAATGAAATCAGTAGATTTTCTTGGTGATGAAAAAATATTAAAATAGTTAAAAAAATTGTTGTTTATTATAATTCGTAGAATAAAATAATCTTCATTAAACAAAAAGTTTAATAAATATAAATGTGAAATTAAATAATTGGTTTTACATAAAGAAAGTTTAAAGAACATTTATAGAAAGTTTAAAGAAAATAATTTAAGAAATACGGAGAAAATAAAATGGCGAAAAAAACTATTCGTGATTTAAAAGAAAAGTTTAAAAAACAAGAGAAAGAAAAAAGTGGCAATTTTTCACATGGTGATGTTTATCCATTTTGGTTAATGAATGATGATGAAAAGGCAATTGTTAGAATTTTACCAGATTTAAATGAAGAAAATGATGAGTTTTTTGTTAATAAATATACCCATCATTTAGTGTTAAATGGAGAAAAGAAAACAGTTGTTTGTCCAAAAACCAAAGGAATTAAAGTACCTTGTCCTATCTGTGAGTTATCAAAAAAATATTATGATAAAGAGGATAAAGAAAGAGGTAAGGAATTCTACAAAAAGAAAACAGCAATTGCACGTGTTTTAGTAATATCAGACCCATTACCACCTGATGAAGAAACGGGTGAAAACTATGAAGGAAAAGTTTGTACTACACAGTTTGGTTGGCAATTGATGGATAAGATAAATCAATGCTTAGTCAATGATTTCGAGGATGACGATTTATACCCTTGGGATGTTGATGGTGGAAAAAATTTCAAAATTATGAAAACAAAACCATCAGGTAGTGAATATTCAAAATATGATACTATGTCATCATTTACAGGAAATACATCTTCACTTAAAAAGTTAATTAAAAGTCATGATTTTGATGCAATTGAATCTGTTGATGACGTTGAACTAGTAGACTTAACTACGTTATTACCAGAAGCACTATCTTATGATAAGTTAGAAGCAATGTTATCAGCACATCTTACAGGTGATGAGTATACTGATGAAGATGATGAAGATAAAGATGATGAAGATGAAGAAAGTTCTTCTAAAAAATCTAAAAAATCTAAAAAATCAAATAATTCTAAGAAATCATCTAAGAGATATGACGAAGATGAAGATGAAGATGAAGATGAAGATGAAGATGAAGATGAAGATGAAGATGAAGATGAAGATGAAGATGAAGATGAAGATGAAGATGAAGATGAAAGTTATTCTAAAAAATCTAAAAAATCATCTAAAAAATCATCTAAAAAATCATCTAAGAGATATGACGATGATGAAGATGATGATGATGATGATGATGATGACGATGATGATGACGATGATGATGACGATGATGAAGATGATGATATCAAAGATGTCATTGCCAAAATCAAAAGTAGAAAAAATAAAAAATAAGATTTAGTGTCTTATTTTTGAAAGAGAGAGAGGATAACCCCTCTCTCTTTAACAATAAAAGGAAATTTAAAATGTCAAAAAATAAATTCAATTCATTACTAACAGAATGGTCAAAAATGAAAGGTGTTTCAACTTCATCAGCTCCACCTAAATTTTGGGTTAGTTTAGGTAATTATGTAATTAATAAAATAGTTTCAGGGAAATATAATAGAGGTATTGGTGAAGGAAGATTAGCAATGTTTGCAGGACCATCAGGTGCAGGAAAATCTTTTTTAGTTGGAAACGTTGTAAAGTCATGTATAGAAGAAGGGTATGGAGTATTAGTAATAGATAGTGAAAATGCATTAGATGATGATTTTATGTCTGCAATTGGTGTTGACGTGGATAATGAGCACTATTTGTATGTTTCCCTTAATACAATTAAATCATGTACAAAAGTTGTTTCAGGGTTTATAAAAGAATATAGAAAAATAAGAGAAAATGATGAAGATTACCCTCCATATATTATATTTGTAGATTCATTAGATATGTTACAAACAGATTCAGATGTAGCAAATTATGAAAAGGGTGAAACTAAGGGTGACCAAGGGCAACAAGCAAAACAATTGAAAAAAATGCTAACAGAATTTATGCATGATATTAAAAACACAAATCTGGCTATGGTCTGCACAAAGCAGGTATATCAAGAACAAGACAAGATTAAAGCATTAAGAGACCCTTGGGTAATAACATCATCCTTAAAATTTGCATTTACACAAATTTTATTAGTAACACGATTACTTTTAAAAGATGATGACACTAAAAAATTTGAAGGTATAAAACTAAAAGTGTATGGCAATAAAACAAGATATACAAAACCTTTTCAAAAAGCATCAGTTGAAGTTCCATATGATACAGGAATGTCAAAATATTCTGGTTTATTAGAAGTAGCAGTAGCAATTGGTGTTGTAACACAAAAAGGTGCGTGGTTTACAATCAATGATACTAAATTTCAACGTAAAAATTTTCATGAAGTTCAAGATATGGTTATAGAAGAATTAATGAAAGTTGAAGATAAAATAATTGATGTTGAAATAGAAGAAGAAGAAGATTTGAGTGAAGTAATCACACAAGAAGAAAAAACAAAACAAAGAAAATCACAAAAACCAACACAATTACAATGACCCTAAAAGAAATTTTATTAGAAAGAGAAAAATCTTATACAGAATATACTTCAAAAATATTTGAGGTATATTCCGATAAGTTAAACAAATTAGTACCATACTTAACAGGTCAGGATATATTACCTAAATGGAATGATATTGTTAGATATTCAGAAAATAGTAATGTTGTTCAATTGGAATGTTCAGTTAGAATTGAAAAAGGTACAACAATCAAGACAACTGAAGGTCAAAAAATGTTAGATGAAGATATGGATATGATTTTAAACTTTTTTGTGACTATCAATGGTATAGAACATTTGGAACCATTGGAATTACACCGTGAAGTATATGAATTATCATTATATCAGAAAATGTTAAGTAATAAAGAAATAAGAGAACTATTTGATGATAAAAATTTCACAGGTTCATTGAAATCCAAGAAATATCAGAAAATGTATGATAAAGTTTATGATAATATAAATGATATAAACCCATCAAATTTATCAAATGAACAATTGGAAAATTTATTAATAAATGAAAATCTTGCAAAGGGGAAAGTAAATTGATTGATTTCTCAAAAATTTCTGACGATTTATCTAATGTAAAAAGTGTTCTCAAACCGTTAAGCAAAAATTTGAAAATTGCTAATAAAGATATGTCATTAGATAATAAAAACATTGCAGTAGCAAATGTAGAACAACCATCATTAATGGCATATTATGAACAAATTAAGGTTGAACTTAAATTTTTATTAGATTATTCTGATACATTGTTGCGGAAACTTAGGGGACAAATATATAAAGAAATATTAAATAATTATAGCAAAAGCTTGACAGATAGGGCAATGGATAAATTAATAGAATCTGATGAAAATTATGTTAATTTATATATCAAACATTTAGAGATACGTGAAGTATATGAAAAGTATATAGCAGTTGTAAATGGATTTACACAAAGGTCATATTCTTTGACAAACTTGGTTAAAATATATGAACATGATTTACAGGGAATAACAGTTCATGAATAAAAAGCAATTAATAACTATTAAAATATTAGATGAAATTAATGTAGTATTTATAGGATTAAAAGCACATCAATTAAGTAAAGTTGTTGATAAATTTTCAAGAAAAAAAGATGGATACCATTTTAGTCCAAAGTATAAGTTGGGTGTATGGGATGGAAAAATACAATTTTTTTATAAAACAGGAAAGACATATTTACAATTAGTTCCAGAAATTTTAGAGTTTTTGGGAACTGACGATTTTAGATATAAGATTATTGATAAAAGAAAAATATTTGATGTTACTGTACCAGAAATAGATGAAAATTTTCTTATAGATTATGGTATTACACTTGGTGAACATCAAGTTTTAGGAATAAATGAACTAACACAAAATCAAGGTGGAATATATTTAGGTGGCACTGGTGCAGGGAAAACAATATGTGCTGCTGCATTGACAAAAATTTATTATGATTATTTAAAATTAAAAACAATAATTATTGTACCAAGTGCAGATTTAGTTGAACAAACGATTGATGAATTATTAGATTTTTTTCCATCTGTTGGAGAATATAGTGGTAACAAAAAAGATTATGACCATTTTTGTGTAGTTTCAACTTGGCAAGCACTACAAAATAACGTAGGAATTTTGTCTAAATTTCAAGTTGCGATAGTTGATGAGTGTCATGGTACTAAAGCAGATGTTTTAAAAAACATTTTAAATAATAGTGGTTCATCTATTATGGTTAAAGTCGGTGTAACTGGAACATTGCCAGAAACAGAGGTTGACCGAATGAATGTAAAAGTTACACTTGGAGTAGTTAGGTATGAAGCACCAGCACATATGTTAATGGAAAAGGGTTGGTTAGCAAAATTAAATTTGAATATAATTCAATTGAGAGAAGATTTAAGAGAAGAATATCAACAATACTATGAAACAACAAAGGATTCACCTAAAAAAACATATGCAACATTTAAGAATAATTTTTTTAGCGAATACACTGAAGAGAAAAAATATATTCAAAATAATAAAAAAAGAAATGAATGGATAGCACAAAAGACTGAGAATTATAGAAAAAGAAAAAAAGGAAATACATTTATATTGGTAAATGGTGTTGCATATGGTAAAAGATTAAAAAAACTAATACCAGATTCACACTTTATATATGGTGACGATGAAACGAAAGTAAGGAAAGAAATATTTAAATTATTTGATGATAATAATGATATTGTTGTCATATCAACATTTCAATTAGCATCAACAGGGTTAAATATCAAAAGAATATTTAATTTATTGCTTATAGATGCTGGTAAAGGGTTTATTAGAATAATTCAATCAATAGGAAGAGGATTAAGAAAAGCACATGACAAGGATGAAGTCAATGTTGATGATATATGTTCAGATTTGAAATATGCAAAAAGACATTTGAGTTCAAGAATTAGACATTATACAAGTCAAAAATATAAATTTAAAAAAGAAATAATTGACTATTAATGTTTACTGTAATATAATAATGATAAATTAAGGATGATAAAATGATAATTTCGGATGAAAATTCACAACCAATATTAATAGATAGTATTGATGTTCCAGTAAAAACAGACTATTTTTGGGTATTAAATCTAGAAGAATTGGATTTCATGTTGAATCCATTAGAAATGTTTGAAGAATTAACAACAACAACACTTGCATTAGAGATTGATGGATATAGTGTTATAGTCCCATCCAATTGGTATATATTAGTGTATTCTGAAGATACATCTCAACTTGATGTAGCTGAAATTGCTGATTTAACACGTGGGGGGTTTAATGCACTTTTGTATAATCATAAAAAAGACAGAATTGATGGTGTAAAGATAAAAGTTGTTGATTATAAAGCACATGATGTGGTATGTACACCTTTATTGAGTAAAAATATAATGTTATGTCATCATGTTGGAACAGATAATTGGGTTTGTATATCTCCCTCGGATAACTATAATAAATTTTTAAAAAATAAAGTAATAGGAGATTTGATAGAGTAATTGTTATGGCAAGAAAAAAAACAAATGTAAAAAAAGTTATAGAAAGTGATAATGAAAAAGTAACAATTTCAGAATTACAAAGTTGGTTAAACGGTGCAATTGCATTTCAGGAAGACGATTGGGTTCCTAATAAAGCACAATGGGATAAAATAATTACTAAAATACGTAATTTGGTAAATGATGTAAACGATGAAGATAATCTGCACCCTCAGGTTGTACAAAATGTACAACCATCTCAACATAATGTTGTTAGTCAACAAATGTATCCACAACAAGCACCACCGCCCCCACAACAATCTCCAATATTTCAACCACCACCGCCCCCACAACAATCTCCAATATTTCAACCACCACAACAAATGGTTAAAAGAGAAGTAATAGGAAATATTGATGGTACGGATGTCGTTGCAAGTGGAGCACCAGCAATTAAAAAAAATTCTTTGAACCCAATAGAAAAAAATGGACAATTGCATTCAAGATTTGAATAAATATACCGAGTTAAAAAATAGAAAATTGTTCTATGATGGAGATTCAATTGTTAATGTTGAATTTTTATATGATTTTTTATTAGATGGAAATAGTATTCAACAAAATAATATATATATCAATAACATTGATAAAGAAATTAAACAATACAATGAATATTTCGAAGAACCATTAACTGTAAAAAACAGTATTAAAGAATATTCTAATAAATGGAATATACCCAAAGAATATAAAAATATTAATATTGTAAAAAAAATTAATCAATTACTTAAAATGGAATTGATTAAAAATGATTTTACTGATGATGAAATGCGTGAAAGGATTATACGTGTTAATTATGAAATGACGTTATTTAAAGAAAGAAAAATGGCAGATTTATTAAAAACGTTAATATATATAATTGATGTTTTTAAAGAAAAAAATATTGTGTGGGGAACTGGTAGAGGAAGTTCATGCTGTTGTTATATATTGTATTTGATTGAATTACATGATGTAGATAGCATTTTTTATAATTTGGATTTAAAAGAATTTTTTCGATAGGTTTTATATAAATAAAGAAATAACATGTTAAAAGTAAGAGGTATACCCTATGTCAGATAAAAATAAAAAAGAAGTATATAGCATAAGAAATGAATTGGTTGATTTTGATGTATTTGAGATAAAAAAACAAATAAGTGAAGCACCAAAGTCATCTGATGTTTTAATGAGAGAAAAATACGTTGATATAAAGAGAAAACGTTCACCTAGAAAAAGAATAGAAAAATTGGTTGCAGAACAAGATAAGAATAAATTGATGGTACGAACAAGGTTAAAGAATAAGCAAAATATTCAATATCAAGAAGAACTTAATAATCAGTATGATTTAATTGATAATAATGAAGTTTTAGATGACCAAAATATGGAATTTAGTAACCAATTGGATGAACCTATTGAAGAAATTGTTGAAGAAAAACCAAAAAGAAAAAGAAGAGTTAAAAAATAAATTAAAACAACAACATATTATAAAGTAAAGGAGAAAAAACATATGGATAAAGATAAAACTATAGAGTCACTTAAAACACTAAGGGTATTAAAAAATAATATAATTTTTCAGTTTTTAGAAGAAACTACCGATTCTGGTGGATTTCAACAAAAAACAAAGGATAGTTTTATTATTGTTGAAACAAAAGGTTCACAAATGGATAGACCTAGATGGGGACGAGTTATTTCAGTTGGAAATGATGTAGTAGATGTCAAACCAAACGATTATATATATGTTAAAGCGTTGCAATGGTCACCGAAATTTATGTATAAAATGGAAAAATTTTGGACAACAAATGATGAACAAATATTAGCTGTTACAGAAGAATATCCTTCATTAGACTATTAATAAATAGGAAATTAACATGTTTTTTAGATTTACGATTCTTTTAATTGCATTGTTGTTAGCTGGAAATGTGGCATATGCATCAGTATATGGTTTTATGGCAATATTTTCAGCAGCACCATATTTTGCATTATCAATGGGCATAAGTATTGAGATTGCTAAATTAGTTGGTATTTCATATTTATATAGACATTGGATAGAAATGAGTCGTAAATTTAAATATTCATTACTAACGGTAACGATGGTAACAATATTTTTATCAGCAATTGGAGTATTTGGTTTTTTATCAAGAGCACATATTGAAAATGGTAATCCTGTTACTAATAATACAGATAAAATTGAATTTATAAATGAAGAGATTAAATCAAATACTGAAAAGATAGAATCATCAAAAACTGAAATTGATACAATGAATCAAGAGCTAAATAAATTGATTGCATTTAATAAAGTAAGTGGTGAAAATGGTTCTAAAGCAACAAAAGAAAAACAACAGGATAGAAGAAACGAATTAAATAACATAATAAATGAATCCAATGATAAGATATCTGAACTTAGAAAGGAAAAATTACAATTAGAACAAGAAGTTAATAGCTATTCAGTCGAAATTGGACCAATACGTTATGTTGCTGAATTGTTTTGGACAGATGACTCAACTGACACAATTGATAAAGCTGTTAGGTTATTGATATTATTAATTATGTTTGTTTTTGACCCTTTCGCAATATTATTATTAATGGCATACAACCACAACATCCGTATCATTAAACCACTGAACAAAAAAAATATTGACATTATTGACACGGATAGAGTAATTAAAATGCCAGAATTTGAATTTTCTATTAATGAAAAAGAACAAGAATCTGATGTTAGTGATACGGAAATTCATGAAGATATAATGTTTACTGATACTGATACTGATACTGATACTGATACTGATACTGATACTGATACTGATACTGATACTGATACTGATACTGATACTGATACTGATACTGATACTGATACTGATACTGATACTGATACTGATACTGAT